CGCACTCAGTGCCGGAAAGACAGATGAGCAAGTTGTAGATGAACTCATAAAGTTCATGGACAACGAGAGGACGCATGCGTTTAGAAGTGTAGACGCTCTCTTCTCTGATGGCATTGAGTTCTACGACAGGACAAAAGACGCACCATTCAAGTTCCCACCCCTGTCCATAAAGCAGTTGAAGAAGGACGACCCAGAGTTCTATCGCTCGATTCTTGATGCGTACTTCCGCCACATCGTCATCGACAACGTCAGGTACAACACCGGAAACCTTGATGACGTCTTGTTTCTCTTTGCCCATAATGCTGTTGGCAATCTTGACGACACCAGGATTCTCAGAGTTGACGACTTCAAGTTGAAGCCCAAAGAAAAGGTCAAAGTGGGCCAAAGGCGCACGGTTGAAATTGCCGGTGAGAAAGTCTCTGGCATTGTTCGCAGGATTGAGGGCGACGAGTACACCTTTGTGCCCATCGCCGTGGACAACGCGGCAACTGCGGGCAAGAACGGTCTGGGTGCTAAGGAGGCACGCCGACTCATTGAGCGCGCCAAACTGTACGACGAAACCACCAAGAAGGGTCTTGCCGTCTCATACCCGCGCGAGCAAATGATTACCTACCGTCCTGGCGGAAAGTTCGATTCACTCGAGCAGCGAACCATGGACGCAATGGACAAGTTGACCAACTGGTTCTTTGACGGCTTTTACGATACGGCTTCACGCACGCTGGAGAAGTCGGTTGTGTTCCGCCAGTTCTACTACGACGAAGTGGTCAAGCACATCGACCAGTTGTCGTACGAAGAGGGCATGAAGTTGTACGCCGAAATCTACGAAAAGTCCAAGGGCGACATTCGCAAATACTTTGGCGAAAGCAAGTTGCGACAGAAGGTCACAAAGGCGATTGAGGACCTGCCAAATCGCAAGGGCGCCAAGGGCACTCTTACCGTCGAGGAACTCGACGACTACTCGCGCTTTGTTGGAATCCACAACACCAAAGAACTTCTGTACGACGCATCGTCACGCAACAATTTCCAAGACGCATTGCGTGTGGTGGCTCCGTTCGAAGCGGCATGGCGAGACGTACTTGGTCGTTACGCAAGTTTCGCCGTCACCGACAACATCCACATGTATCGCCAGTTCCACAAGGTGTATCACGGCCTGTCGCAGGCTGACCCGGACATGGATGGTCGTGGCTTCATCTATCGCGACCCCAACACAGGCGAACCAATGTTCACGTTCCCCATGTCGGGGACCATTGCCAAACTGTTCACCGGCACCGACTCGCCCTTGAGCGCACCGCTGGCTCGTTTGTCTCAGGGCATCAGTTTCTATCCAGCGCTGGGACCAATGGCAAGTTTCTCGGTTTCACAACTCCTGCCAGATGTGCCCAAGTACGACAAGTTGAAAGAACTTCTGCTTCCGTACGGCGAGGTTGGCTTCCTTGACGCAATCAACGTCACGCCATCCTGGCTGCAAAAGACCGCACCCGCAATCGCTGGCATGTTCACAAACCAGGTCTACATGAACACCGTGTACGGCAACACCTATATGGAGACCTTGCGTGCTTTGTCGGTCAACACCGAGAAGTACAACCTGAGCACCGAAGAGGGCGTGACCCAGTTGATGGCAGATGCCAGGACGCGCGCTCAGATTCTTACCCTTATGCGCGCCCTCGGTCAGTTCACGGGACCAGCAGCCCCAATCGTTGAGTTCAAGGTTCCGACTAAAAAGGGTGACAAGTTCGTTGACGAACTGATGAAGGAACTGCGCACCTTTGAGCAGGAGGACTACGACAGCGCAGTCGACAAGTTCCTGGGGCTGTACGGAGACGAGTTGGTTCTTTACCTGGGCTCCAAGAGCCGAGCCGTTGCCCAGGGTCTTGAGGCCACCGAAGAGTTCGGCGTCTGGGAGCGCGAGAACAGGGACCTAATCAACCAGTTCCCTGACACCGCCTACTTCATGGCTCCGCGCGGCGGAGGCGACTTCAGTTTCAGCGTTTGGGAACGGCAGTTGATTGAGGGCAAGCGTGAGCGCTTGACCGACCGCGAGATGATTGACCTGGCACAGAACCGCTTGGGCGCCGTCAAGTACCGAGCCGCTCGCCGCATGTTTGGACCGAATCCAAACGAACTGCAGCGCAATGCCCTGCGCAACTACCGCGACTACCTCAACGCCAAACTGCCCGGTTTCCCACGCCGAGCCCAGTTCGAGGCAAACAAACTGCAGAACGACATCGACCAGTTGTACAGGCTGGCAGATGACCCACGTCTCGACGGCAACGCAATCGCGGCTTCGGTTCGCGAATACTTGCGCGTGAGAATACAGGTCATGCAGTCCAATGACCTGATTAGTTTCCAGTCCAAAAAGGCCGCTACGGCAAGACAGCAACTTTACCAGTTGGGTGAGTCGCTCTCGTCCGCGAACCCTGAGTTTGATAGAATCTGGCAGCGTTTCTTGGTGCAGGAAGTGGATTTGTAAATGGTTGAAACAGGCAACAACATGGACCAGAATGCGGGTCAGGGCGTATCCGACTTCAGCATGGCGTTATCCTCGCTGCCAATAACCCCAACCCCTCAACGCAAGTTCACTGGTTTCTCGCCAAACCTAACCCCGCAAGAAATCCAAGAAATCCAGAACGACGCGAACATTAGGTTCAGTCAAATCACCAAGCCAAGAGTTATTGGCGGAGTCCTCGAGCCCTCCTACTACGACACCTACGTTCGTGGCGCAGTGCTGTTTGACGAGCAGGGCAGGGTTGCTGGCAAGCAGTACGACATCAGCGACCCCTTCGTGGTTGCTAGGCAGATGTACAAAATGAGCACGGCTGAGCGAATCAGGGTTGCCAAGGAACTCGAGCGCATTGGCTGGTATGGCAACAGCAAAGTTAGCGAAGCCCTGATGAACGGAATTGGCTGGGCTGACGAAGACGAGCGAGTGTGGGGCAAACTGCTCAGCATTGCCAACACCGCACAAAAGCCATGGTCGGATGTCGTCGGCATGCTTGGCACATTTGCAACCGTGCAAACTGGTGGCGGCGTAACAGTGCGAGTCACGTCCGATGAGGACGCCATGGCGTATGCGCGCGAAGCATTCTTTTCTCGTCTGGGCAGGGCTCCAACCAAGAAGGAACTGGCAGACGCAATCGACTTCATCCAGAACAAGGAGCGCTCAGCCGTTAGGGCAGGCCAGCAGATGCCAAGCAGCCAGGTCAGCGCAGCGGGCTTTGCAGAGGCTGCTGACCCGACAGCAAAGACATCATGGGGTCTTGGTAACGCAATCGCAATCGCAATGAATGCGCTAGGTCAATGATGGCACCGAAACCCAAAAAACCAAAGAAGCCAAAGGTGCAGGACTGGCGCGAACAGTTCAAGGTTCAGTTCCCTCAGTTCGGTTCGATGTTCGATGGCGGTGAGGGAGAGGCTAAGGCACGCGCCACCCTCGGGGAAGACCTCATCAATCTTTTCATTGACTTCGCCCAAAATCCAGACCAGTACGACCTGACAACCGATGCTGGCAGAGCGGCGTGGATAGCCAAGGTTCAGGGCACGAAACTTTATACGGCCACGGATAAAGCCAAGCGCGACTGGGCTCTTCTCGGTCAGGCAGACAAAGACGACCAAATCAACGACAAGATGGTTGAACTGCGCAGCCAGTTCGGAGAACTAGAACTTGACGACACGCAGTTGCGCGACCTTGCCACCTACAGCCTGAGCACCAAGGCAAGCGAACTGCAGACCAACTACTACGCATACTCAATCGTCTCGACTCGCCAGGCAACCGCAGGTGGTCCTCCGGCCCTTGGAGAAACGGATGTCGCTACGCAGTTGAAGCAGGCCCTGAAGCGCTACAACTACAACCCTCCAGGACTGGACGACCAGATTCGTTCTGCGCTCACCGGACAGCCGTATCTTGGCACGACCTACACCCAGGACATGCTCATCAAGAAAGCCAAAGACAACGCGAAAATCATGTACTCGCAGTTCAGCGAGCAGTTTGACCAGGGCTACACCATGGAGGATGTGTTCGAGCCGTACCGCAACCTCGCGGCACAGACCCTCGAGATGAATCCCATGGACATCAACATGGACGACCCGAAGTTCTCCATTGTCTTCAATAAGCGCCCAGATGGAACCAGCCTGACGGCTGACGACTTCCAGTTTGCGCTCCGCAGCGACCCCAAGTTCGGCTGGACCAAGACACGTGCCGCCAGGAACGAGGCCATGAAGATGATTGACTTCCTTGAGCGCAACTGGGGGTTGATGCAATGAGCAACGTGGAGATGACATACGACCCAACACAGCAGCGCATGGTGCCTGTTTCTGAGGCCCGCGTTCGCACCAACGTCGCACAGCAGCCCAGAGACGAAGAAGCCGCTGCCCCCACCCCCACACCAGCAGAAGCACTGGCTACGGCCAATGCGGCCCGTATCGGCGAGGTCGAGACAGAAGCAGGCAGGGTGGCTGGCTTGGCAGGCGGAGCGCTGGCAAGCAGGGCTAGCGAGATTGTCGCTGGTGTCAGGTCGGGAACATACTCGGTTGCAGACGCACTGGGTGCGCTAGCAAACATCACCACTGCCATCGGAACCACCACCACCAGCGGCGGGGGCAACGAGGATGACGATAATTTGCCAATGGGCGAGAACCAGGACGCAAGGGCTTTGCTTGGGTCTTACTTGGCAAGGTACGGCCTGGAGTCCCTGGGCGACACAATCTCTGGGCTTATGGCTCGTGGTGTTACCACCGAGTCCGCAGTCCTCTTTGAACTTCGTGAGACAGAGGCGTTCAAGAAGAGGTTCGCCGCCAACATCAAGCGGGCAGCAGCCGGGCTGTCACAACTCACGCCTGCCTCTTACATTGCTTTGGAAAATACCTACCGCGAAGTCATGAAGTCAAACGGCATGGACCGCTACTTCAACCGCCCAGACATCATCGAGAACCTCTTGTCTGGCGACGTTTCCCCCCAGGAACTGCAGTCCAGAATCGCCCAGGGCTATCGCCAAGTGCAAGAAGCAGATGCTGCAACCAAGACGCAGATGCGCGAACTGTACGGCGTTGAAGACTCAGACCTCGCTGCGTACTTCCTGAACCCAACCGAAACCATGCCGGTTCTGACCAGGCGCGCAGAGGCGGCCAAGTTGGCTGCCCGTGCCAAGGAGCAGGGAAACATGCAACTCACCAGGCTTACAGCAGAAGAACTGGCATCTCGTGGGATTACAGAGGCTCAGGCTTTTCAGACATTTGGGACCATGGCTCAGAGACGCGGTCTTTTCGAAACGATGACTGGCGAAGAAGAACTCACAGCCGAAGAACAACTCGGCGCTTCCTTTGGCTACAACACCGAGGCACAGGAGCGCCTTGCCCGACGAGCCGAGACACGTCGCGCCGCATTCCGTGGCGGCGGCAGATTTGCGACTACCACTGGCGCAACATCCGGCACGATTGAGACCGGCGCCGGAATGGCGCAGTAGTTCCCTGACATTACGCCATCGGTGGTGTATTGTTTTGTTTGTCGGGTTCCCCCGCCCCGACCTAAGCAACAAGGGTGTACGCAGCCTTCTGGGTCCTCCACCTAGAAGTGGGCAGAACGGAGTGAGCACATGTCAGATGTCAACGACCAGTTCGATGACGAGACGAGCGAAACGGTAAGCAAAGACCCCGTACGCGCGCACCTTAGAAAGGTGGAGCAGGAGAACAAACTTCTCCGGCAGCAAGCGCAAGAGTTTGAATCCCTGAAGAGGAAGATGGCTTTCGCTGAGGCAGGCATTGATGTGAATGCCCCGCAGGCCAAATACTTCATCAAGGGTTACGACGGCGAGGTCTCAGCCGAAGCGATTCGGGCGGCAGCACAAGAGGTAAACCTCTTACCGCAGCAGCAAGAGCCGAAAGAAGCAGTGGACGACTCAGAGAAAAGGGCTTGGGCCAGGCTTCAAAAAGCAAGCACTGCTGCTGAGCAGACTGACGACCAAGTTGATTGGGTGAAGAAGTTGAACTCGACTCGCAGTCAAGATGAAGTCATGCATCTACTTGCGCAAATGAGAGAACAAACACAAAACATCTAGCCCGGTGGGTTTCTCCCACTCGGGAGAACGGAATAACCCACAATGTCCAAGACAGAACAAAGCAGCCTTCTTACAGACCAGGTTGCATTTGACCGCATTGCGTATTTCGCACTTCGCTCCGAACTTCTGTTCGACGCGGTTGCAGACGTCATGCCGGTCGCCCAGGCAATGCCTGGCTCGTCGGTGAAGTTCACCATCTTCAACGACCTCTCCGAGGCGACCTCAACCCTGGCAGAAACGACAGACGTCACCCCGGTGGCGATGAGCGACAGCCAAGTTGAAGTGACGCTGAACGAGTACGGCAACGCAGTCAACACCACAGCCAAGTTGCGTGGCACGTCGTTCCTCGACGTCGACGCGGCAGCGGCGAACGTGGTCGGCTACAACGCCGGTATCTCAATCGACTCAGTCATCCGCGAGGTTCTCGCTGGCGGCACCAACGTCGTTTACGGCGGCGGCGGCACGTCCGACGAGACGGCTCGCAACCAGATTGAGGCCGAAGACATCATCGAGGCCAACGACGTTCGCAAGATTGTCGCTGCTCTCCGCAAGGCGAACGCAGTGTCGTTCAACGGCATGTACATGGGCTTCATTCACCCAGACGTGTCGTACGACCTCCGTCGTGAGACTGGTGTTGCTTCATGGCGTGACCCGCACGTGTACAGCGACCCGGCGAACATCTACAACGGTGAAGTCGGCGCCTTCGAAGGCGTGCGTTTCATCGAGTCGCCACGCGCCAAAATCTTCGAGAACGCCTCGAACGGTTCTGGCTCGACCGGAAACATTGACGTCTACTGCACCCACATCATGGGCCGTCAGGCTCTTGCTAAGGCGCACTCGATTGTCGATGGCAACGGACCGTTCCCACGTGTCGTTCGCGGCCCAGTGGTGGACGTGCTCCAGCGCTTCCAGCCAGTCGGCTGGTACTGGCTCGGTGGCTACGCACGCTTCCGCGAAGCGTCGCTGCGCCGCATTGAGTCCTCGTCGAGCATCGGCGCGAACTCCTAATCAGGAGCAGTAAGAAAAAAGTGGGGGCCGGGTTTCATCCCCTGGCCCGGTCCCCACGTTTCTTATTCATCATTGTGGTAAGGTAGCCCCATGTCGATTTCGAATTACGCAGAAAACAAACTGCTCGAGACACTCTCGAATACTTCTTTCTCGGTTGCAAACACCTACATCAAGTTGCACACGGGCGACCCGGGCGAAGCGGGTACCGACAACGCAGCCACCAACGCGACGCGCAAGGTCGTCACGTGGAGCGCCGCAGCAAGCGGCAGCATGGCGACGGCTGCAACTGCAGAGTGGACCAATGTGTCCACCACAGAGACCTACACGCACTGGTCCCTCTGGGACGCTTCTTCATCGGGCAACTGCCTGTGGACTGGAGCGCTTGCTTCTTCCGCTGCAGTGACCGCCGGAGACACTTTCCAAATTACGTCTCTGACGCTCACTCTCGATTGAGAGTAAAGTAGCCACATGGCTACTGAAGTAACCGATTTTTCCTTCGGGTTCGTCGATACTCCTGGCTTTAGGGAGTTTGAGGAAATACCGGATTACTCCTACCGGAGAGTCGTCTATTTTGCTTCGCCGTTTAGGGCGACCCAAGCCTTTTTCAAAGGCTCCGTAGTTCGCACTGCAACTGGTTCTGGTGTTGGTTCTTCCTCAACCTCAGCAGTTCGCATTGTGTTGCGAACCGCCACCGATTCAGGCAGTGGCGCAAGCAGCATTGCATACATTGAAGTGCTGCCTCGTTCTGCCAGCGGAACCGGAACAGGCACTTCTGGTGGGGGCGCAACATGGCTATACATTGCCCCACGCACCGCAACCGGTTTTGGCCTTGGCTCATCCACCGCAATTTCGGTTTTTGGCTCAGTCAGGACAGCAAGTGGTTCCGGTCTTGGCACATCATCCGTTACTTACAGGAAGGAACTTTTCAGAACCGCTACGGGCACAAACACAGCCACGGAAACGGCATCAGGCCGCAAGGTGTATCGAGTCACCGCTACTGGCTCTGGCACCAGCAGTGAAACACCAGCGTCTTTCGTCAAGTTGCTCATCTTCCGTCCACCAACCGATTCACTGGTGCGCTGGGCGGACTTCGCTGGGCGCGGCATTGCCAACAGGTTCTTTAGCCACGTTGTTCCTGGCGAACGCGGTCGCAACGTCTACAAGTTGATTGACGGCTCGTTCACAGAAAACGAGCAAAGGGACATTGCCATCATTGTCAAGACCTACTACGGTGGACATGAAAACATCGTCACCCAAAGCGAAAAGGACGAACTCATCGCCGCTGGGTACGGGGCCTACATAACCTGACGGGGGACAATGAAGCACAGGGAAACTCATCCGAACCTCGATGTTGAGGGCTGCTTTGCCTGCCGGATTTCACACGTTGCTGTTTCTGGCTCCGCGATGCCAACGCGCAGCAGGGCCGTGTCGGACATGAACCACAAGGAACGCATCCTCGACAAAGACCTGGATGCCTACAAGAGAATACGCAAGACCGGCGGCCAGCCGACAAAGATTGACGGTGCTGCAAAACTAGAGAAGATTGCCGATTGAACTACCAATCTTGGCGAGGTTTTCCTGACCCAAGATACGGGTACGGCACAATGCTCAAGGGCTTTGTCGACCACGTCCCCGCTGACGTCACGCTGCACGAACATGCCGATGTCATGGTGTTCATGATGCAGCCGTTTCAAATGGGGCACTTCTATTCCGGGCAACACAAGACGTGCTTCACGATGTGGGAATCGGACACGCTGCCTAAGCGCTTTGTTGACTGGCTACCCACATACGAACAGATAATCGTCCCCTGCACCCACAATCTGGACCTATTCTCAAGGCACCATCGAAACGTAAAACTCGTACCTCTGGGCGTGGATTTGAAGCGATGGAAGCCAAAGGACAGAAAGACAAACCCAAGGTTCAGATTCCATGCCGGTGGCTCTCAATGGATTCGCAAGGGATTGGACATAGTCCTTGAGGCTTTTCGACTTGCGAACCTTGATGCCGAACTGCACCTGAAGCCCAATCCAGAAGCCTTCGGGATGCCTGACCTTGACCTGCCCGACAATGTGTTTTTGCATCGGGGCTGGTTTACCGACGACCAAACCCTTGACTTCTTTCGTAGCGCAGACTGCTGGATAGCGGCAACCAGGGGCGAAGGTTTCGGGCTGATGCCATTGCAGGCCATGGCAAGCGGCATCCCGACAATTATGAACGCAGCATCGGGGCAGGGAGACTTTGCCCATCTAGCCCCCATCGTTATTTCCCACAAGCCCGCCCCGTCGGATTACGGCGGCATGTGGGACGAATCCGACCCGAAGGAACTGGCAGGGGCGATGTGCGAGATGTATGCCAATCATGACCGCTACCTTCGGCACGCCCAAAGCGTGCTACCCAAAGTGTCAGAATGGTCCTGGGAATCGGCTGCCCGAAAACTCGCGAACGCTTTGCCCGAAGGCAAAATGCTGGCAAAGCCCAAGTTAGAGATGGCAACTGTTTGGCATCATGTAGTGCTGAACAGAACCGAACAATGCGACATTGGCGACAAGTCCTATTACTTCGTCAAGGGCGTACCACTGCGAGTGCCCGAAAGGGTGCTTGGCGTTCTGCTCAGGACGGGGTATGTTGAATCCCACACGAAAGAAACCCTATGAAAAAGAAGACCAAATCAAGAGTCAATGAGGCGGGAAATTACACCAAGCCAGAAATGCGGAAGCGTCTATTCAAGAAAATAAAAGCCGGTTCCAAGGGTGGAGACCCCGGCGAGTGGTCGGCGCGCAAGGCACAACTCCTTGCATCCGAATACAAGAAAGCCGGTGGAGGCTACAAATAATGGCGCTTGCGAAATCCCAGAAATCCTTGAAAAAATGGACCTCCCAAAAATGGCGCACGTCCGATGGCAAACCGTCAAAGGGCAAGAAGCGCTACCTGCCAGACGCGGCATGGAATGCGCTCAGCCCGTCTGAAAAAGCCGCAACAAACAGGGCGAAAGCCAAGGGTAATAAGGCTGGCAAACAGTTTGTCAAGCAACCCAAAAAGGTTGCGGAGAAAACCAAGAGGTACAGGTAATGGCAATCACATACCGGGGCGAACGCTTTGCTGGTTACAACAAGCCCAAACGCACCCCCAACGCCAAGAAGTCCCATGCAGTTCTTGCCAAGTCCGGCAGCCAGGTGAAGTTGATTCGCTTCGGCCAGCAGGGCGTCCAGGGTTCGCCAAAGAAGGCAGGCGAGTCAGCGGCATACCGCAAGCGTCGCGAATCCTTCAAGGCTCGTCACGCCAAGAACATTGCCAAGGGTAAGATGTCTGCGGCCTACTGGGCTGATAGAGTCAAGTGGTAACCGAAAGGAACAGACATGCCCAAAGTTGGTAAGAAGGAATTTTCCTACAGCAAGAAGGGAATGGCAATGGCTAAGGCCGAGGCCAAGAAGACTGGTAAGCCCATGAAGATGGGTAAGGGAAAAAAGAAGAAGTGAAAGGTTCTAAGTCAAAGAAGCCTGCCAAGGAAATGGCAAAGCCGCCCAAGGGTAAAAAGGGCAAGCGCACTCGTAAGAGTTCTGCGAAGGCTCAGGCTGGTTCGTTTCCAGGGTACGGTACCTACGGAGTGAGATGACGACAGTTGCGACGGTCCTGAATAGGGCGTCGCGGCAGATGTTGGCAGGGGTCGTTGAAGAACGCAACAAACTGGCTGCGAGCCTCACGAGTGGTGACACGTCTGTCGCTGTCACTTACGATTTGGGCGGCCTTCGCGCTGGTTCTGTATTCGAAATCGACGCTGAACTTTTCTACGTTTGGGAAGCGAACTCGGGCGCCAAGACGCTCACCGTCGAGAGAGGTTACGCAGGCACTACTGCAGCCTCGCACTCCTCCGGAGCGATAGTAACTCTCAACCCAAGATTCCCTCGAGCGCAATTGCTCGACGCACTGAATGCCGACATTGATGACTTGTCGTCCACGGCAAACGGTTTGTTCCGAGTGGTAAGCGTCGACCTTGCATACAACGGGTCGGACAGGCAAATCAACATTGCTTCTTCTGGGACGATTCTTCAATTGCTTGATGTCAGGCTTCGCTATCTGGCTGACGAGCACCCGGTCATTCACGGGGTGCGCTTGCAGACTGGCTTGCCCACCGGCGACTTCGCCTCCGGCAACACTCTCGTGCTTGATGAGTCAGTTATGGCAGGAACACTTAGGGTTCGATACAAGGCTCCGTTTGCGCGCGCCACATCAGAGTCCGACGACCTGACGACAAACTGCTTTGTGCCAACCACGTGCGAAGACATAGTTGAAATGGGTGTCATTCTGCGCATGATGGCCGGTCGCGAAATCAAGCGCAACTTCATAGAAGCACAGGGCGATACTCGCCGTCCAGACGAAGTGCAGGCTGGCGCAGTGACCAACTCAATCGCCAACATTCTGCGCCTGCGTCGAGAGCGAATCATTGCCGAAGCCGGTCGACTCAAGGCGCTGTACCCAATCAAGTTCAGGAAGTAGCCGATGGCTACTATCACGCGTTTTACTGACGCGTTCCGACCAGCCACTGGTTTCTATACGGGAACCGGAGCAACACAACTAGTTCCAAACGTATTCCCCGTGGCAATCAACGGCAGGCCGTACATGATTGACACCAAGAGCAGGGAGTTCACACGCCAGTTTGATGCCCGTGTCCGTGACTCGGTTGACCAGTCGACAGAGCCTGGCGAGTCAGCGCTGAACCCGCAAGGGTTGTGGCGTCGCTCGCAGTCGTCGTGGCATTACGGTGCGGGGCAGCAGTATTCGGATACGGCTGACGCTGAGTCGTTCAGGTTCTATGAGAGCAAGGGCGTGGACCCGTGGACGAAAGGTCGCTTATCGCTGCTGCGCGACACATCCAATGTTTACCCGACCTCAGGCACAAACCTGTATGCGGTGACAGCCGATGGGCGTTTGTACGGCACTGATGGACAGACCGTGAAGTACACCACCGATTTTGTAACGGTCACAACGGTGACAGGTACCAAGGCGTCAAACTTGTATTCGATTACGTCGGACGGCTACAACGTGTTCTACTCGTACGACAACGGCGACATCGACCAGACGAACGCTGGCATCTCCACGTCGTCGGCGTACATCACGGGTATCGAGGCTGGCGTTTTGGCGTATGTGCGTGGGCGTTTGATGGTCGCTGGTCAGGGTGTGGATAAGCGCAAGATTTGGAACATCACCACCGCAGCAGGCTCCTCAGCCAACAACCCGACTGCTCTCTACACGCACCCGAACACAAACTGGACGTGGGTGGGTTTCGCCGCTGGCCAGACCCACATCTATGCCGCAGGCTACGCAGGTAACACGAGCATCATGTACAAGACGCAAATCAAGGCTGATGGTACAGCGCTTGACATTCCGACTGCTGCCGCTGAACTGCCGCTCGGTGAGATTGTGCGTTCTATCTACGGCTATCTCGGCTACATCATCCTCGGCACCACGACAGGGTTCCGTTTCTGTTCAACGGACACCGACGGCAACCTCACCGTCGGCCCGCTCGTGGAGACTGGGGCTTCTGTCGGTGCGATGGCTGGCATCGGTAAG